TCAAACTATTAGAAAACTATAATTTTTATACTGGAAAACAAGAATTACCAGAATATAATGAATTAATTCTAGGTGATAGACAACTAGACGAAGAAGAAGATGAATCACCAGAACAATCAGCAGATGATATATCTAAAGAATTAGGTTTAGATACACCACCAGCTGAAGATAATGGTAATGCCCCAGAAGATGCACCAGCACCAGAAGGTGATATGGGTGGTGATTCATTAGACTTTGGTAGTGACCAAGGTGACGACATGGGTGGTGCACCAGAAGATGCTCCAGCAACAGAACCAGCACCAGTTGAACCAGCTAGCAACGATGTTGAAGTTGATGTAACTGAATTAGTAAAAGGTTCTGAGGAAGCAAAAGATGCTGCTGATAAAGCTAGCCAAAATTCTGAAATGCTTTTACAGAAATTATCTGATTTAGAAGCACGCATTTCTAGTATGGATGCTGTTAGCGGTAAAATTGCCGAATTAGAACAAGAAATAATCAAAAGAAACCCAACACCAGTTGAGAAATTGGAGATGCGTTCTTTGAGTTCATATCCTTACTCACAAAAACTAACAGATTATTGGGCTGACAAAAAAGGTGCTTATGATGTTATGGGTAATGAAGAAAAAGAAGATTATACTTTAACACAAGATGATGTTGATAATTCATATTCTGAAGGTGATGTTAAACAAAGCTTCACTGTTAAAGATGATGATTACGAAGAAGAAGATATCTAATCAACTATAAACCAATAAAAAAGACTCCAATTAGGGGTCTTTTTTTGTTTTAATAAAAAATTTTTTATATTTTACTTGCAATATCGGTTTATATGTTGTACATTTGTATCAAGAAAGGTAATAATTGTTTAAAATAACTTAACATTTTGCTTGACTTTTAAGAAAAGTTTAGTATATTTGTAACGTGAACTAAGTAATTATGAATTAATAATTAAGGAACAAATAATAACAGAACAAATAAAAACAGAACAAAGATGAGTGAACAAAACAATCCGCTAGCTGCAATGTTAGCACAGTATGAGGCAAACAACAAGCCTAAGTACACAAAACAAAGTGAGTCTAATACATACGACTTAAAAAACTACTTTACAACATACATCAAAGAGGGTGTAAAGTCTGCAACAAAAAACATTCGTGTTTTACCTACATCTGATGGCTCAAGTCCATTTGTTGAAATGTATGGTCACCGAGTTCAAATCGATGGTGAGTGGAAAACACTTCCATGTTTGAAACATGAAAAAGACGAGGCATGTCCTTTCTGTGAAGCTAATGATGCTTTACGTGCAACTGGTAAAGATTCTGATAAAGAATTGGCTAAGAAATACAATGCTAAATTATTCTACGTTGTTAAAGTTATCGACAGAGACAAAGAAGAAGAAGGTGTTAAATTCTGGCGTTTTGCACATGATTGGAGAAAAGAAGGTATCTTAGACAAGATTCAAGGTGTATTGTTAGCAATCAAAAAAGATGTTACCCACCCAGAAACTGGTCGTGACTTATCTATCACAATCAACAGAAATCAATTAGGGAAACCAACCGTTTCTTCTATATCTCACTTAGACCCATCTCCATTATCAGAAGATGCTGATTTAGCAGCTGAATGGTTAGCGGATGATAGAACTTGGGAAAAGGTATATGCTGTTAAATCATATGACTTCATGGAAATCGTTGTTAAAGGTGGTACTCCAATGTGGGATAAAGATGAAAAACGTTTTGTTGACAAAGCATCAAAAACTGAAGGTGGTGATGGAATCGAAGAAGAAATCACAATCGGTGTTGAAAATGTAAAAGCTAACGTTACCGCTTCAACTACAAAAGCACCAGTTACTAAAACTGCAAATGCTGAAGTAGAAAAAGAAGAAGACGAACTACCATTTTAATATGGTAAACAAATTAAAAAGGGGTAAGTGATTACCCCTTTTTTTCTCTAATATAATTATAATTCTAATAATAAATACACATGGCAAAGAAACCAGAAAAAAAAGCGATTGAAAAAAAACCATTTGATTTAGATGCGTTTTTAGAATCAGAAAAAATTAACTCAGAGCCAAAAGATAAAGAATTATCTTGGGTTCCATTATCAAAAGCATGGCATGATGCTTTAAAATTACCAGGTTTTCCACGTGGTTACGTATCTCTAGTTAGAGGTTACTCAAATACTGGTAAATCTACAGCTTTTTACGAAGCAATTGCTGGTTGTCAAAAAATTGGTGACTTAGCTATTGTTATTGAAACTGAAGGTAACTGGAATACAGAACACGCAAAACAAGTAGGTGTTAAATTCAAAGAGATTGTTGATGAGAAAACTGGTGAGATAACTGAAAAACCAGACGGATTCATCCTTATGAGAAGTAGTGATTTGTACAACCGTTATAAAAACTATAATCACCAAGAAAGTAAAATGATGACTAAACCTACAAGACTTGAACCAGTTATTGAGGATGTTTCATTATTCATTAGTGAAATGATTCAAAACCAAGAAGAGGGTATCATCAATAAAAACATGTGTTTTCTATGGGATTCAATTGGTACGCTTAACTGTTATAAATCTGCTTGCTCTAACACATCAAACAATATGTGGAACGCTGGTGCAATGGGTGCATTCCAAGCGATTGTAAACTTTAAAATTCCATCTAGTCGTTCTGAAGAAAGTGAATACACAAACACTATGATTTGTGTTCAAAAGATTTGGTTAGATAACATGAATGGAACTGTTGTTAAACATAAAGGTGGTGAGTTCATGTTCTTTAATTCAAGAATCATTGTTCACATTGGTGGTATCTTAACACATGGTACTAAAAAATTAACAGCTAAAGCATTGAATCAAGATTTCCAATATGGAACTGAAGCAAAAATCAGATGTGAGAAAAACCACGTAACTGGTATTGAAAGAAACGGTACGATTGCTTCAACACCACATGGATATGTTAATCCAGATGAGTTGGATGCTTACAAAACAAAAAATAGAAAATTCATACACGATGCATTGAATGTTAGTTATGATGTTGAGTTAGAATACACTGAAACTGAAGGAACCATGGAAGGTGACGACATCAGAGAATAGTATTATTTATCGAAACGATTCATTTAAAATTAGTTGTTTTACCAATCTTCCCATATTTATAAATATGGGAAGAAGGTTAACAACAGAAGAATTTATAATAAAAGCTAAAAAAGTTCATGGTGATAAATATAAATATTTAAATGAATATTTAGGCTCTAAAAAATACATGTTGATTGAATGTGGTGTACATGGTGAATTTGAACAAAAACCTAATTGTCATTTAAACGGTGATGGTTGTTCTAAATGTAGTGGAAAATATAAACCAACTAACGAAGAATTTATAATAAAAGCTAAATCAATACATGGTGATAGATACGACTATTCAACTTCATTTTATATAAACAATAAAACAAAGATTGAAATCACATGTTCAATGCATGGTATCTTTAAACAAACACCAGATTGTCATATTAATAAAAAACAAGGGTGTCCAGTTTGTGGTACTAAACAAAACGCAACAAATGAAGAATTTATTACCAAAACTAATTTAATTCATGGTAATAAATATGATTATTCACTAGTGGAATATATAAATTCAAAAACAAAGGTAAAAATAATATGTCCAATGCACGGTGTATTTGAGCAAACACCAAATAATCACATATTCGGTTATGGGTGTGTTAGATGTAATGGACCAATAATAACTGATTTTATTCAAAAAGCTAAAAGTATTCATAATAATAAATATGATTATTCACTAGTGGAATATGTTAATAGTAATGTTAAAATTAATATATTATGTCCTAAACATGGAGTATTTAGTCAAAAATTAAATGACCACTTATATGGTAATGGTTGTCCAATATGTAGAGAATCTATTGGTGAAAAAAAAATTAGGGCTTATCTATTAGATAATAACATAAATTTTCTCCCACAACATAGATTCAAAGATTGTAAATATAAAAACACACTACCGTTTGATTTCTATCTACCAGAACATAATATATGTATTGAATATAATGGTGTTCAACATTACGAATATAGAAAGTTTTTTCATAGAACAAAAAACGCATTAAGTATACAACAATTAAAAGACAACATCAAAAAACAATATTGTGATATTAATGGTATTAGTTTATTAATTATTAAATATGATGAAAATATTAATAATAAACTTAATAAAATTTGCTAACACTAATTTATATTAGTATATTTGTGTAATAACATATTAATTACGATATATGAATAAAAGACCACCAAGAGACGGAAGTGTTAAAATTAAAACTAAAAATACATTACTCATCGATGGTGGGGCTTTATTTAAAACTGGTTACCATGGAGCAAAAAGCATGTATAATTCAGAAGGTAAACCCATAGGTGGTGTTTATCAATTTCTTACAATACTACGAAAGATGCTAACTGAAGACTTATACCATAGAGTATATGTGTTTTGGGATGGTAATTTTAGTGGTAAGTTAAGATATGACATTTACAAACCATACAAAAGTGGTCGTGGTAAAAACTACGAAACTGGAACTCAACCTACAGATGAGGATGAATTGCTTCAAAGAAGACGTGTATGGGATTATCTCAATGAAATGCATATAAGACAGCTTAAACATGAAGTTATTGAAGGAGACGACTTCATAGCCTACTACTGTCTAAAGAAACAACCAAATGAAAAGATTACTATTGTTACAAACGATAGAGACATGGCTCAATTGATTGATAAAGATGTAAAAATTTACTTTTGTGACAAATCAATTAAGAATTATGTTGACAACACCAATTTTTTATCGTACTTTTGCTATAGTTACGAAAATGGTGCATTGGTTAAAACAATGATTGGTGATAATAGCGATACCATAAGTGGTATAAAAGGGCTAAAAGAGAAAACACTAATTAATCTATTCCCAATGTTAAGTGAAAGGAAATTAACTTTAAACGAAATAATAGATGAAGCTAAAAGGCAACAATTAGAAAGAACAGAAAACAAGAAGAAACCATTAAAGATATTAGATAATATTGTTAATTGTGTTACAGAAGGTGTTCAAGGTAAAAAACTTTATGAGATTAATCATAAATTGGTAAACCTAAAAGAACCAATGATGACACAAGATGGTGTAGAGCAATTAGAAGAATTAATTGTGGGTTTCATAGATGAATTTGAGTTCAAAGAAGTTTATGATATGATGGTAAAAGATGGGTTAGATAAAGAAATGGGTGAATACCGATATCAAGATTTTTTAGTCCCTTTTAAAAGTTTATTAAAAAGAGAAATAACAAGTCCTAAAAACAATTAACATGGCAACAACAGAAACTAGAAAAACAGAAACAAAAAATACTGAAAATACAAGAAAATTCGAAGAACAAAGATTTGAATTCGTATTATTTATTAATGACCATATCATTTGTCAAAGATTTTTTGACATCAGAAACTTCAACGAAGATTCAGTTAAGTCATTAGAGTTAAAAGACCTTATGGATAATATCATAGGTGTAAATAATGGGGATTTTGGTAGATTAGGTATCATACCTAACTTCTTAAAGAAAAAAGCTCAAACTTATTTATGGGATAATTATAATCCATATCATATTCAAAAAGATGAGACTACTAAAACATCAACTGATAAAATTGATAACTTTCAATTTGAAATCAAAGTAGATAAAAAAGTAATCTCTAAAGGTATATTCTCTGGTAATCTATTCCCACCAAAGGTTAGGTATTCAGTAGATATTAAAGAAATCATCCCATCAATAATTAATGAGATTAGATATTCTTTGGCACAAAAAAAATATACAATTTTAGAGACAAACTTAGCAGTCTAGTATATTTATTAATACAAAAGTTTTAAAATAAAAATAACATAATACATGGCAAAGATAGAAAAAGATACGTT